TATGTTATTAAATTTTTAGAGAAAGCCCTAAAATATGTACAACGTAACTTACAATAAAGAACTACCTTGTAACGATGCCATTACGTTTGACACGCGCATGTTTCCTAAAAAAATCTATTGGTGGCATGATGTAGGTGAGCATACTCTATCAAAATGTTTTAATTTAACAGAGGTAGTAAATTGTTTAACGTCTGGAGGGTTCTTTGTACTAGACTTAAGTTCTGATCCTTACATGAATACGCTTTCTAATTTTAATAGCCCAGCATTTCAACAAATCCTTCAATTGTTTACAGACCACAATATATCTCTAAAGCAACTAATACTATTAACTCCAACACCGGAGCCTCTTTTTAAAAAACTTATGACTGTCGGGTACGATGAATATCCTTCAAATAAGCCTTTTGAGTTCTCTTTCAAATACTTTTTCTATAATAGATTTTTCTTAGATGTTACAAACAATATCAAATTAAAAAGGCCATGGCTGCAAACACTGTATTTTGAGAAGGACATTCAAACTCATTTTCTAAGTTTATCTCGTAAAGATACTCTTCCAAGACGTTTTTTAAATCATTTACTACATGAGGAAGATTTATTTAAATACGGTTTAGTTTCCCATAAGAGAATAAAAGAGGACCCTTTTAACATAAGTGATGATGAGTTACTATTACAAGATAAAGCTTTTATAACAGATCATATTACACGGAGATTAAATTATATAAACTTTGGTTATAAAAAACATTTACTAGACGAAGAATTTACTAGTAAATGTGCGATGAATGGAGATAATTATACTTTCCACTCTTTGATGAGTAGTAAAGTATTTTTTGAATTAGTTAATGAAAGCTGGCCTTTTGTCAATAATGCGTTGTTTGTTAGTGAAAAGCTACTCAAATCTATTTTTGCTAAAAATATTTTTGTTGTTTTTGGCAATCCTTATACCTTAAAATACTTACGTAACCTTGGTTTTAAAACTTTCTCTCATATTTTTGATGAATCTTACGACGAAAAATTAAATACAAAAAGTCGTGTAACCGCTATATTCAAATTGCTACACAACCTTGTTTCTCTACCAATATCGGATTGCAAGAAAATATATGATGAAACTCAAGAAATTTTAGACTATAATTATAATCATTTGTTGAAATCTAAATGGAATTTTCAAATACATAAAAAAATTGAAAATTATATTATTGAACGGAGTTTATATGATTAAAACTGCTGTACGTATGGCATTGTTATCAAAGATAGTATATTATGACTATGATAGAATAAACACAATCTTACTTAAGATGGGATTGAAAGACTGGTATTGGTTTGATACTGAAGGTACTCAAGCTATAGTAGTTAAGACAGATAAAGAATTAATTGTATGTTTTAGAGGTACAGAGCCAGATCAAATGACAGATCTTATGTCAGATATTAAAGTTTGGAGAAAACCTTCCCGTGAAAAAGGATTAGTTCATTTTGGTTTTGCACAAGCGTTAGATAAAGTATATGATAAGATAATAGATCAGATAGATAGATTAGAAACTACTGGTTTAAAAATAATATGCACAGGACATTCATTAGGAGCTGCGTTAGCTACTATATTTGCTAGCCGAATTGATGCTAAATACTTATTTACATTTGGTTCACCAAGAGTCGGTAATAAAAGTTTTGTTAAAGAAATGGATAATGATAAAATTACTCATTATCGTTTTGTTAATAATAACGATATTGTGACTAAGATTCCATTAGCTTTAGTGTTTTATAGACATCATGGTAAATTAGTCTACATTAATCATTATGGTAATATTAGAAATATGACTTGGTGGCAACGCTTTAAAGACGGACTAAGAGGTCGTAGAGCAGCGTGGTGGAATAAACAACCTTTTGATGGTCTAAGAGACCATGACATAGCGGCATATTATAAAAAAATTACTAACGAAAGTTTTAATGCAAGTTTACAGAGCCCGAAGTAATTGTCCAGTTTGTAATAGACCTGAAGAAGTCTGGTTTCAAAAAGGTAAAGTTGTACCAATAGATTTGATAGAATGCCCGAAATGTCAAAACATATTTGAACCACAAGATTTCGTATCTACCTTCTTAGAAATGAAACAAAACTCTACAATATCTACTTCTCAAATAATCCTTTAAGTTGCTAACTCCTTGATTTTTATGTAATATATACATATAAATAAAGGAGAAGTTTATGGCTAGAGGAAAAAGAAGTTCAGGAAATAACTACACATCTAAAGGTGAGCGACGTAATGTTAGTCGTTCTGTTCTAAAAAGTCTAAAAATAGACTATAATAAGTCTATGGATCGTATCAACAATCAAGTATCTGCTTGGAGAAGAGGTTTGCATGTCATGCTTACCATCGCTAATCCCGACAAAAAAGAGACTAATAAACCTTATATTAGGGTAAACGCTCTTAATGTTTGGGGTCCTCCTCGTCAAATGAGTGACTTATATAGTAGGAAACGAAGAAATGACCGAGTTAACTAAGAGTTTCATAGGCGTTTTCAAAGAAAATAGTTTTGCTCTTGCCCTAGTGTATACTATTGGTCATGTAATTATTGCACTAAATGTTGTATACTGGATGACAGGAGCAAGTGTGTTTGAGGCTGGTTTAGTTGCTTTAGTCGAGCCAGCCATCAACGGCTTTTGGTTTTTTCTATTACACAAAATATGGAGAAAATGTAATGTATAGACCTTTACCCGATGGATTAACTATTAAGAAATCTAATGTGCAAGGTTTAGGGCTATTTGCTACAAAAGATTTTGAAGCAAATCTTATATTAGGTATTGTACATGTAATGAATAAAAACTTTCCGCACGGTGCAATTAGAACGGCACTTGGCGCATTTTACAATCATTCAGAAGAACCTAATTGTGTTAATACAAAAGGCTTTTGGCATCAGATACCTGTATGCTATTTGCAAACAACAAAGCCTATTATAGCAGGAGAAGAACTCACTGCAAAATATACCTTATATGGTGATTTTAGTATGGAGAACAGTTAATGCCTGAGGGTCCAGAATGCACTCGTACTGCTAAACAAGTTGATAGAGCAGTTAGAGGCAAACAACTTGTAAATATTAACTTTGTGTCTGGTAGGTACACTAAAAAATCGCCCATAGGCTTTGGGGATTTTTATATAGCACTTGAAGAGCAGCACTTACCTGTTAAGGGGGTTTTTAACAAAGGCAAGTTTATTTATTGGGAATTTGGAGATCTACTTCCAATTTGTTGGATGTATACTACTCTCGGCATGACAGGCAACTTTAAATTACAACCTTCAAAACATACCCGTGTTGCTTTTTACTTTGATGACGATTCTTCACTTTATTACAACGATCAACGTAATTTTGGTACAGTAAAATTTGTATTTAATGAAAAAGAGCATGAGAAGAAAATTAACTCTATTGGCCCTGATATGCTAAATAATCCGTGCACCTTTGATACTTTTTGTAAAATTGCAGAAAAGAAACCTAAGTGGCAGGTTGTAAAATGGTTAATGGAGCAAAGTCAGATATCGGGTGTTGGTAATATATATAAATCGGAGTCTCTATTTTTATCAAAGATTTCTCCATTTAGACTGATGGAAAGTTTAAGTAGCTATGATTTAGAACAGCTATACCTTTCTGTCTGTAAAGTTCTACGCAATGCTTATGATAATGGAGGCTCTACTATAAGAAGTTATTCAGATTTATATAATAATGCGGGGCAATATACTCGTTTTGCTTCTACTCCGAATGAGATTAAAGAAGCAAGAGGAGGTCATGTAATGGTTTATAACCAAAAGGAAGATATCTTTGGTAATCCTATTGAAAAAGCTAAACTATCTGATGGAAGAACAACTTTTTGGTCACCGTCTATCCAATCTTAGTTTGCATAAATCCTAATTATTTGTTAATATAAACAAAATAGGAGATTATATGCGAAAATATACATTATCTAAAAAAGCACTTGAAGAAAACCACGATAAATGGTTATGTTCAAGAGGTGTTCATCCCGACCAACTTAAAAATAAACCTAAATATCGTGCTAAAGCACCCGTTTATAAAATAGAACGTAAACACCCTACATCCGATGTAGTTGGTAATGGTTTTGTTCGTAAACAATCAGCCTATTCT